TAAGAATTGTTGTCTAATTCAGGGTCATCAGGTCCTAAATTAGTAATCTTCCATCTATCTGCTGATAATTTATAAGCGTGCTTCGGTGCAAAATTAGCAAAGACAACAACGTGCGGAGAATTGAAAATCTTCGTGCCTGTTTCATACTTGTAATTACAAACCAATCCATTCTTAATACTCTCAAGCGAAGCATAAGACACGTTGCCCTCATTAGCGCGTGGAATATCTAGCATAATACAGTTAATCTTATCCATATCGGTGTTGAAAATAATATTCATAATGTCGCCATATTTACCCCCAGCAATATATAAGACAGAATGTTTAACAACACAATACTTAATAAACGCAGATTTACCAATATTGCCTATACTATCATAATACCAGTGGATGGTGCGGTCATCCGGTTCGGTTAAAATGATGTTTTCAATTGCTTGTTGAAAAGGTCGTAATTCAGTAATAATCTTAATAGGTTTAGGTGGTGGAGGCATCCCAATACTAAAAACAAGATTTTGTTTAGAAATATAGACAATATTATGGCCTCGGTTGCCTTTAGCAACTTCCCAGTGAATGCGTTTAGTGTCTTTAAAAACAGACATAGGTCTATGTTTAGTTTTAAACTCCAAGTATCCTTGGAGGTGTGGTGTGCCTGTGCTTCCGGTCTCTTTAGCGATTATACAAAATCCGCAAATTACGGAACAAATGGAACACACATACTCATATTCTAAATCAGTCCAATTATTTAGAGTAAAAGTCCAGCGTTTTGCTGGATTAACCTTGACTTTAGTCAAGGTGGGTGAAACTGAAGGGGAAATACTATTACCCCCTTCAGTAGAACACTCTGGAACTTCTGGAACATCGGTCATCGTAGATATAAGATGTATCAATATTTAATTTTAAATCAATTTTTAAAATTAAAATATAAAAAATAATAATATTAGTATAATATATAATGCCCTATGGAAGATATAACCGAAGAATGCGAACAGTCGCAGTCAAGAAGTCCAACACGCCACGCCGTAAAAACTATAGTAAAAAACCTAAAGTTTCTTTTACGAAGAAAGTTAATGCGATTATTGCACGCAATACTGAAAATAAAATAACTCAATCTTTATCATACACAGCGCCTGTTAATCAGATTGTAAGTACTTACAATATTTCAGGCAATATTTTAACATATAACGCATTTGTTTGGAACCCCGGAGACACAATTTTTACTATTAATCAAGGAACAAATCTTCAGCAACGCATCGGAAATAAAATCAAGGTTAAAAGATGGATTATTAAAGGGTTTGTAGAACCTAATCCTTTATTTTCACAAGCGCCGCCATCATATACAAGTATATTAAATCCTAATCCCCCGCCGCCATATCAGACTACATATAATTTAACAGGAATCTGTCCTAATTCACAATTAGGTTATGTAGATATTTATTTTGGCAAATATATGGCAAATATAGACCCAATTGACACACAATTGCTTGATTTTTATCAGTCCGGTGCAACTTCAATTAGTCCCACATATGTTTCAGCAGAAAAACTATATAGAGTAAATAATGATGTATATAAGATATATTATCATAAGCGTTTAAGACTTGGTTCTACTACAGTTGTAGCAAGTAACGCAACGCCAAAAACAGACCCCACATTTTCACAGGCGAATGGGTTTTCAACAACCCGTTCTTTTGGATTTGATGTAACCAAATACATTTGTAAGAATAAAGTTTTAACTTATGATGAAAATGCTGGAATCCCACAAAATGCTGATATACAAAACTTAACATTATTTGCTGTATTTCATCCGGCGTCAGGCGATATGAGTCCAGTTCAAGCAGCAGTAGTTGGTGGAAGTGGAGAGACGATTGCCTTTAGTCCAGTAACTAATAATTGTTATTATAATATGAATTGTCTTTCGTATGCTGAATACGAAGACGCATAAAAGTTTAAGAGTGAAAATAAAAAAATATGATAAGATAAACTGGTGGAGAGAGGAATTGGTTAATGCCCTAAAAGGATGTGTTCATCGCCACGCAGTGGTGATGAGGCAAACAACTTTTACGGGCGTTAGACGATGACGGTGCGACAAGTTAATCACTATCAAAAGAGTTATAAGAATTGTTGTCTAATTCAGGGTCATCAGGTCCTAAATTAGTAATCTTCCATC